GGAAGGAGGAAAAAAGAGACATGATAAATCAAAGGAAAAATGGTATATAGATATTTCAAAATATAGCATGATAGGGCGGCAATTTGGAGAGCTTGTTGTTATAAAACAAACCAACAAAAGGACAAAGAGGGGAGTCGCTATCTGGAAATGCCGGTGTTGCTGCTTTGATAAATTACGATATATTGAGGTTTCCACGGTAGAGTTGCGCGGGAGATGCGACATTGAAAGGTGTGAAGTGGTAAAAAATGTATGGGTAGCCAAGAACCAAACACCAAGCATTAAACACACAAAGGCCGTATTAAAAAAACAGTTTAGAATCAACGATACTGATAATATTTCACCGGTCCTGGTTGATTTAAAAAAATCAGAACTAACCATGAGACGAACACTAAGCACGTTAAAGGGATGGAGGATGGCTAATGAGCACGCAAATAACAGCGATGTTTAAGGAAAGCAACAGGAGAATGAGAAATATAATGTCGGGAAAGTTTATAAAAGAGGAAGTCGCGGCGGCGCAACGTGAGTTTGAAGGCCAGATAAAATTAATCAATGCTATCGTTTCAGCTTACGGGATTTCATCAAAAAACGAAAGGGCAATGGTTGGCCTTGAGAGAATGAATATTATGGACCCGCACACGGCTATTGACCTGGGACTTGGAAGCCCGGAGTCCGATAAGGTTAAATGTCCAGACAAAGACGGATTGATATATCGGCGGGAGTGCTTAGATAGGTCTGGATCTACCGAGCATTTTGATGGTTGCCAAGAGTGCGATTTGGGAAAGGAAACAAAAAGATTGTTAATTGATAAGATTGACAATTAATGACACCCATCCTCCAAGCCGCAATAAACGGCATAACCCCGGACCAGGACTTCACCGTCACTCAATGGGCAGATACATATCGGATGCTACCAAAGGTGGCAAGCAACGAGGCCGGAGAATATCGCAGCCACAGGACGCCGTATCTGGTTGAGATCATGGACGCCCTATCCGTGAGTAGTCCGGTCCGTGAGCTTTGCGTGATGAAGGCGGCCAGGTTGGGATTTACCGAGGCTGGAAATAACCTCTTTTTCTACGTCGTGGACATGGCACAAGGCCCTATGCTTATGATGCTCCCGACCGGGGTCCTGGCAGCGGCACATTCCAAGCAAATAATCGCGCCATCGATTCTCGCTATGGACCGAATAGCCGGGAAAATAGTTGATTCGAGGGTGAGGGGTTCAGGAAATACCATCATGTCGAAGGAGTTTCCGGGCGGGATTCTGTATCTTTCCGGCGCAAATAGCGGCGCATTCTTCAGAAACAAGACAATTCGCTATCTATTTTTGGATGAAGTTGACGGCTATCCTGCTGATGTGGGCGGCGAGGGCGACCCGGTGGAGCTTGCAAAGAAAAGAACGACAACATATTCCAACCGTAAGAAGATTTATATTGTATCAACGCCGACCATCAAAGGATTTTCACGGATCGAAAGAGAATTTGAGGCATCCGACCAGCGTTATTATTTTGTACCGTGCCCACGATGTGGAAAGATGCAGAAATTAGAATGGGGCGGAGGTGGCAAAAATGATTATGGAATAAAGTTTAAGCGAAACCGGATGGACGTTGTTGAATCGGCATGGTACGAATGTATCGGGTGCAATAGAAAAATTGCGGAGCGATATAAAACAGAGATAATGGCAATAAAAAGCGGAGCTAGATGGAGACCGAAAAAACCAGGAATGCCTAGGAGAGGTTATCAGATATCAGCGCTGTATAGTCCGTTGGGATGGGCATCATGGAAAGATATTGCAACTGAATTTATCGAAGCCAAGGGAAACCGGGAGAAATTGAAAGTCTGGAACAACGCAACAATGGGCCTGCCATTCGAGGAAAAAGGATCACAACCAGCATGGGCGGCACTCAAGGCAAGGGCCGAGCCGTATGAGGTTATGACGGTGCCCGGTAATGGTATCCTGCTAACCGCCGGGGTGGATACGCAGGACAATAGATTGATAGTTTCCGTATATGCATGGGGCAAGGGCGAGGAGTCATGGCTTGTTTATCACGGGGAGTTGTACGGAGACCCGGCGCAGGATGCCGTTTGGAATCAACTTGACTTTATTCTTGATCGATCATACCGGCATGTTGACGGTGCCGACCTAAGGATCCAGACGATGGCAATTGACACCGCCGGCCACAGAACGCATTCTGTTTATAATTATTGCAGGCAAAGAACTCCTCGGGTGATCGCAATCCAGGGAGCGAAAAGACCCGGGAGGCCGGTCATATCAAGTTCGCCGTCGCTTCAAGACGTGGATTATGCCGGGGAAAAAATAGCACAGGGTGTCCAGTTGTGGACGGTTGGAACCGATACCGCAAAGGCTGTAATTTATGGGAGACTTAATCTTGTTGAGCCGGGGCCAGGGTATCTTCACTTTCCGATTGGGCTGGGTGATGATTTTTATATGCAGCTTACAGCTGAGAAATTGACAACCGAATTTAGAAAAGGATTCCCGCACACGGTTTGGGTTGCGACCCGCGACAATCATGCTCTTGACACCTGTGTATATGCCTTCGCAGCGGCCAGCCGTGCCGGGTTGTCAATGCTTGAATATGAGCAGATCGAAAAGTTAATCAAGACACAGGGCGGCGAAGGTCCGGGACCAAGACCGGACGATGACAAGCCGACCGGATTTATTGGAGGGGGGAGTAATTTTCTTGGAACTCGTAAAGGGTTTTTGAGGTGAGGTTATGACAGACGATGAATTAAAAAATTGGATTGAAGCGATCAAGGAAGCCAATTATGTAGGATTCAAGGCCGCAAAAGATTTTCTTGATAATTGGAAGCCGCCTAAGGCGTTTTTTATAGACAGGAATGGTAAAAAGACAGAAATAAAATAATGCCAACCGACAAACAAAATCTTCTAATCGGGGAAAAGGATATTCAGGCCCGGTTCAATATGGGAAAAGGTGTGTATAATGCCCTGATCATGCTTGGGATGCCCGTCACGAAAATCAATGGCCGGATTTATGGACATTATAAAAACATAGATGTATGGTTGCAACAGTTGACTGCCGGGGGAGAATATAAAGATATTTCAGAGGATGAGATTGAGGAGGGGTAATGCGCTTTACAATCAAAGATATTAAGAAGCGACTAAAAGAGCAAGAGTTGTTATATGCCATTGCGACATCACCTAATGGAAACGATGATAACTACGAAATTGGCGAGCTTTTTGGATATATTGATGCGCTGGAATGGGTTATATCATGTATGGAGGGTAAAGATGTCTTATAAATGTGATTTTTGTTTGAACGAGATCGAAGGTGGTGTGGATGTTATTTGTAATGCTACCATACAATGTGATGAAGAATTGTTTGAATACAAATTAAACTGCTGCCATCAGTGCTATAAAGATAAAAGCATGATGATACGGGAAGATGAAATTAAGGAGGGGTGAAATTAAGGAGGGGTGAAAGAGGCAAATATTAAATTTGGAGACAGTGTTTTATCATACACAGAGACTTATAGACATTGTTTTGATCTTGGAAATTATCGTTTTTATAAAGATAATGGTGATGGCACGGCATTATTTTATAAAGATGATGAATTTGAATCGACACCAAATCCGATAAGAATCGAATGCAGGTTAAGGAAGTACAACTTGGAATCAATGAGAATAAGATATGCTTAAGGAGGGATGAAGATGAAAAAGGAATATGGAGTTTTTAGTTGCGGGGATTACGAAAAATATATTTTATCTGAGAATATACTCAGGATTGAACAATATGGCTTTGATACAAAAAAGGATGCCGAGCTATGGGTTGAAAATAACTCATCTCCAGCAGTTCTTTATTTTATTATGGAATATTACATAAAGTAACCGCCTGTTTATTACCCCACCTGTATACTTTTTACCCATGTCAAGATATTTGTTATATCGTTTAGGGTACGTTAAGCACCATTTAAGGGGCAGTTTAGCCCTTTTTTGAATTTTCCCCAAAAAACCAGCCTTATAATATCCTCCAACTCAGGAGGTTATTATGCCAGAAAAGAGAAAACCTGCAAGAAAAACCACCAGAAAACCTAAATCAACACCAGTCCTAAAAATTACTCAGGCAGCACCAGAAAACACTCAAACGGGATATCAGTCGGACCAATGGCCCGGAAAGAATACTGCCTGTCCCTATTGCGCTACATTTCCATGCGTCTGTCTGTCACGGACAAAAACGGACGCTTTTTTCAGATGCCGGAACTGCGGCCATCAATTTGGGGTAAACAGGGGCACAGGCATGCCGAGGAGGTAAGTCATGGCGACATTTTCAACATGGGCAGCCTTGAGAACTGCGATAAAAGACGCGATCGCAAATCACGTCGCCAACACCCCGCTTGTGGGTAGCTATGCGATCATGGGCTATGACTTAAAATATCGCAATTATGACGAGTTGATTGGCCTTCTCCAGAAAACTTATGAACTCGAGGCCCTTGAAAGTATTGGCGATCAGACGTTAATGACCAGCTACGCCAGACCACGGAGGTTTCCATAATGGGAAAGCGCTGGAGTAATTTTATAGCCAATTTTGCACCCGATTATGCGCTAAAAATCGATATTGCGCGGGCCAGAATTGAACGCATGAGGGGTGAAAATAAGAATTTTATTGATAGATTTTTAGATGGCGGCAATATAACCCGCTCAACTTTCGGGGCCGTTTCCGGGGATCGGCTGAGATATGACTTTTTAACATCGGCATTAAGTCCTGATTCGGCGGTTGAGGACGACGGAGAAAAATTAAGAAACAATATCCGCAGCCTTGAATATAACAATGGCCGGGTGGCCGGTCCCATTCGTCGAATTACCGAGAACGTGGTGGGCCGGGGAATAAAATTTCAGTCCAGCGTCAGCGCCGATGATAATGATTACCTATTTCCCAAAATCACCGAAGCCCAGGCTACTGAGTTTAATTTTATGGTGGAAAAAGCCTGGAAGGAATGGGCACGGCTGTCAGATGCCAAGTTAAACCAGACATTTTTTGAACAGCAGGCAATTATCGAAGGGGCACTGGTGCGTGATGGAGCGATATTGTCGGTATTTCGGAACAGCAACCGACGCGATAGGCTGGTTATGGGGCGTCAAATTCCTATTTGCATCGAGCTTTTAGAGATCGACAGGCTGAAAACACCCATTGAAGAGAGCCAAAATCCACAAATCCGGGGCGGTATTGAGTATGATGATGAAGGGGTCAAGCAGTCATATTGGATTATGAAGCGCCATCCAGGCGATAAATACATGCAACCGGGCATGAAAATCCCTTACAACCTGCCGTCTAAAGAAAATATGGAGAAGATACCGGCTTTTGACAGCGACGGAACGCCAAAAGTGCTGCATCTTTACCATCCATCCAGACCTGAGCAGACAAAAGGCTATTCGCAACTTGCTCCGGGATTAAAAGATCTTCAGGATCTGGAAAGGTACATGGAAGCCGAGAAATTAGCGGCCCTCGAAAATGCTTGTCTGACCGGGATCGTGAAAACCAACCAGCCGAGCACCTTCGCGACCAACTACACAAAAACAAGCGGATCCGGCGAATATAGCAATATTCACGAGTTCGCACCCGGAAAGTGGCACTATTTACGGCCAGGGGAGGAGGCCAGTATTCTCTATCCGAACAGGCCGAATCAGGCATTCGGGACGTATATTAAAGAATTGGCCTCCGGCCCCGCTAACGGGATGAACATCCCACCCGAGATTGCAAATCAGGATTGGCATGGGATGAATTATAGCAATGCCCGGACGGTTCTCTTGCAGTTTTACCTTACTTGCCGGATTCGCCAGCAATATTTAGTTGATCATTTCAATTATTGGACACATATCAAACTTTTAAAACAACTGATTTACAAGGGCGTAGTCAAAGCCCCTGGATACGATCTGCGAAAATCGGATTATGAGGCGCATTATTGGGTAAGTCCTGGGTGGGCGTGGGTCGATCCCAAAAAAGAGGTGGAAGGATTGGCAACCGAACTTGATAATAATTTGACCACAATAGCCGATATCGCAGCATCAAAGGGCAAGGATATTGACGAACTACTCGAAAGCAGGGCGCGTGAGTTAAAGAAAATGAAACTGCTGGAAGAGAAATATGACATTAAATTTGCCAGTAAGCAATCTTCTGCGCCAACTGATACGGATGGGGATGAGGATACAGACGAGGAGGATACAAATGAAAGCGGAGCAAGGACTCTATTACAGGTCGTTTAAAATTGATGCAAGGGCAATCGACGTAGAAAATCGCAGCGTTGATGTCAGCTTTTCATCCGAAGAACCGAGTAAGCCATATTCGTGGGCGGACCCGGAAATATTATTGCACGGTGATGAAAATGTTGACCTTTCATATCTTAAAGATTTGGGAAGCGTGCTTATGAACCACCAGCCAAGGGGGGCCAACCAGCCGGTTGTGATATTGGGTAAACCTGAAAACGTAAGAATAGAAAACAAGGTGGGACGCGCAACGATTGTTTTTGACAAAGACAGTGAGAGCGAACTTGCATGGCAAAAGGTACAGTCCGGCAGCTTGCGCGGCGTATCTGTCGGCGCACTGCTTAAAGCAATAACACTTGTTGAGTCCGGAGAAGAATATCAAGGATATACAGGCCCGGCGGCTTTGGCTACCTTGTGGCAACCAGTAGAAATATCTCTAACGCCAATTCCTGCGGATGGTACCGTGGGTGTAAATAAATCATTGGGTGAGTTTGCCAATGAACTCAAATCTGGAATTACAAATACCAAAATTCAAAAAACGGAGGAAAGTGAAATGGAAGAGAAAGATGTTAAAGCAATTATGGAGGAAATGCTGAGAGCCTTTGAAACCAGGATTTCCGGCACACTCGTGGATACCGTCAAGTCACAGCTTGCCGAAGATGCAAAGCCCAAGATGCGCGTCACGTCCGAGCAGGCGCTTGATATTACCGGGCGGGCCGCTGCGGTGTCCCTGGAGTGTAAAAGCCTAGTGTCGGACATGATCTTGCAGGGCAAAAATGAAACCGATTGCTTGCGTACCATCGGCGACCAGGCGGCCCTAAAAGACAAGCCGGACAATATTGATAACGGCGGGCTGCCAAATGGAACCGGGATCGTGACCAAGTCCACGGGCGCGGAAGTTATCAATTTCAAGGCGCTTGAAGGCGAGGCCGGCGAAGATTCTTTTGTCCGATCCCTGGAAAACCCGATGCAATTCAGTTTTGGTTCTTAATAACAGATAAAAAAATAGGAGGTAATTATCATGGCAGTAAATAAAGATCCCTTTGTGCGATCGATGAGAAAGAATGGGACACCCCACACTTTCAAAGGGCTGGTGCAGGCCGGGGCGACCCAAGCCATAAAAATTGGCGAAATTTGCACATGGAACGAAACCACCGGATATTTCATTCCGGTCGATGCCGTTGCGGATAGTCGTTATCCGTTGGCGATTTCAAGAGAAGAGCAAAAAGCGGCGGTAGGGAGGTCCGGAGAATTGAACGCAGCTCGGTATATTGAATTTTATTCTTGCCATCCGGAAGATGTTTTTGAGTTTGCCCTGGCGGCGGCGGCTGCGGTTATTCCAGGTGATCCTTACACTTTAACGGCTTCGGACTCTCAAAAATTGACAGCGGCGGCGGGTGCTTTCCCGGTGGCTTTCATTGTGGACGATGATCACTTTCCGCAGGAAACCAACACGACTATTCGCTCGATCAGTTACGGAAGTTTTGCGTTTAATCCGGTCGCTTCATATTGGGGTTATCGGTGGGGTAAGGGGCAGACCGGCGGAAGCGGCGGACGAAGAGTTATCACGATTACATCTGATGAAACAATTACCGAAAACGATTGCTACAACACCTTATTTTTGGTGTCTGGAGCAACTACAATTATAATACCGACAGTAAAACCGGGGATGGATATGCTCGTGCTTAATACGGACGGAAACGATGAGTATATTGACTGTAATTCTTCTGATCGGTTCAGAACCGTTGGTGCTGTGTTAACGGCTGGCCACAGAATAACGAACACGACCATCGGTAACTGGTGTCACATTTTAACCGAGGATGCAGATGGTTTTGTCGTAATTTCCGGTGCTGGAACCGAATGGGCGACTGCTGGAAGCTAATCAATCTTTGTTTTTTTTAAATTCATAAATATTAACGGAGGGAAAAACGATGGAAACAGGAAAAATAATTCACTCGAATCTTATGAGGGGTCAAAATGCGCGGCTTTCCCTCGGGGATTTAAGAACGCTGGCACGGAATGAGCCGGACGAATTTGTGATGAAGGTTCAGGGTGCGGCGGATTCAGGCAAATTAAAGCTGGAAAAACTGCGAAACCTGAAAGGGCTTTATGCGGCACTGGCAGATGTACGGGTTAACGTGCAAATGGAGGACATGGAAGGTATCGTGCGGTCAATCGGCACATCGGCTTTCCCGGTACTTACCGGATCGGCAGTGGTGGCCCAAATTAATGACGCTTATGCCGGAGTCGAGACCGTCGGCCAGGAGTTAGTCGAGGACTTTGAGGACAATAAAAAAGTCACGACCTTGATTAATGTGCATGCTCTTGACAAAAATATTGATGAAGTCAAAGAGGACGCCGACGACTTCCCGGAAATCGGAACGGAAGAGGAAGGCGTGACTATCCAGCACAAACGGAACGGGCGCAAATTTACGATCAAAAAAGAGGTTTTGGAAGAAAATGACATGCCTCTATTGGTTACAAAGGCCAATGCTTTGGGAATCATTCCGGCTGAGTGGATCGAAGAGCAGACCATATCCAGGGTTTATGATGAGCATGGTTCAAAGTCCTCGGGTGCAGAACCATACGTTTATCGGCCCATATCCGGTGCAACGGCACTTTACAGCGCCACGGCCAACACCCCGGGAACGAGAGCGCCATCTGGCAATCGATATAATTCCAATGCACTGGTTGATGAGGCCAACCTTGAAAATGCAAGGGTCCGGCTGGCCACGATGCTTAACGCCAGAGGTAAAAGAGTTACCATCCCGAGAAGTCAGCTTGTAATCATGGTTCCTGATGCGCTGGTTGATAAGGTCCTGAAGGTTGTCAATTCTGAGTACGTGCCGGGTGTTTACAACGAAATGTCAAACTGGGGTCCGTTAGGAAAATGGCATATCCCGCAGGGCCGGATTATATCCAGCCCGAAGTTCGACGACATTTCGGCTTCATGCTGGCATTATGGAGCGCCAAAATTGCAGTTTAAAAGAAAATGGAAACTGCGGATGGAGTACGTTTCCCTCGGCATGGAAACTCAGGCGTATCTTGATTCCAGGGTGGCTTTTCAGGCCAGAGTAGCATGGGACGTCGAAATCGGAGCGGTAGATTACTGCTACCTAATCCAAAATATTTCTTCGACAACGGCTCCTGGAGATGAGTAAAATTGACCGACTTAAAATAAATTTATAGCGCAGGAGGTTCATAATTATGAAACGATTATTTGCAATATTAACTTGCTTATCCCTTGTGCTACTTCTTGCGATGCCGGTCGATGCCGGAACGCCGCAACGGAGTAGGTACGGGATCAGATTTGCCGACGAAGGGGCGGCACACGCTACACCCCCGAGCGGATATGGCGATTTGTATGTCAACGGAGATACTTTGTATTTTATCAACGACAGCGGGGTTGCCACAAGCGTTATTCTTTCCGGCACGGCATGGGACGATTTGAGTGTACCTGATGCCAACGAAGCCCTTGACATGACGACATATTCGACCACCTGGGATTTTGGCGGTACGGTGGATATGTTCACCTTGGAATTTACTGGAGCTTTCGGCAATGTGTCAGGAATGGTATTGGAGCAAAAAACGGGCAATCCTACCGATGGGACCCTGCTTGAATTGAAACTGGCAGCGGCTGAAACAGATCCGGATTTTATTTCATTAAAGGCCGGGGCCAGCGAGGTTTTCAATCTTGATGCGGCAGGAACCATAACTATAGCGGGCGCAAAAAGCGCAGGCACGACCATCGATGCCAACAGTCTTGATTTTATTGGTGCGGGGACTATTTCGGCGGCGGCTTCGAGCGCCATTACTTTAAACCCAAATGCTGGCAATGCGGCTGGTGAGGATCTTATCGTTACGGCGCATAATATCCAGTTGACTGCGACAGGCGCTATCACCATGAGTCCTGATGCGGCAGTGACAACTGCCCTTACCATCACCGACACGGACTATACAAACGCTTTGTCGGTTGGAACCCTCGCAATCTT